ATAGCCTCTTTTAAATATTCTTCCGTAGCGTTCAGATATTCAGCCATCTCATAAAGATTCCCACATCCTGCTTCATAAGCGCTGATCAGACCGGTAAGTCCAATCTTTAGATTATACCCATAAAGCCGAGCTCGATATTCCTGCTTTCGGCTTTCTACCTTATTCTGGTCTAAAATGTTTCCGGAGCTGGTGCGATAATGCCCGATTTCTTCGGCAAGCACACAGGATTTTTCTGCTTGTGTTTCTATATCCTTTCGGATTGCTATGTGACTGCCGCGGATCAGGCCATCATGTTCAGTAAGAGGTTGTTCTTTAACAAGTAACCCTTCTTGATCGGCAGCAGTCAGTAATTGTTCGTAATTCAATTGGGATCACCCCTTTAGCGATTAAAATAAAACGGTTCTCTCTAAGCTGTTTGCTTGTAGTCAACAACTGCAATTTCAGTCAGCATACCTTTAACTTTTTGAATAATTTCTTCAATTCGTTCAAGTGTTTCACCATTTAAGTATTCTTCCCCACATTGAGAACACTTTTCACAAGGAACATTCTTGATAATGATATAGCATCCCTGATAATCAGTCATGTAAGTTGTTGTAGAAGATTCAATATTACCTTTGCAGTAAAAACAAGTCATTATGCATTCTCCTTTCTGGTTTTGAAATCAGATTCCCATTTATCAAAACTGGGGAAATAAGCTGTTATAAGGAACAAATCCGATTCGTGATTTCCGATGACTACATGAAGATATTTATCTTCGATGCTCATCCCCAGAATTAAACAACTGGGGTAAGGATAATCATCTGGATATTGTTCGATGATTTCTCCATTCATAATACAGGCTATTACATCTTTTAAGAATATCCTACGCTGTTCCAGCCTTTTAGCTGCGTGGAGTGTAATACGAATGTTTTTAGGTATACATAGTTTACGCAATTCCAATATATCTAATGCCATATCATTCCTCCCATTTTGAATCATCATTCATAATATCCAAATCATGCTGAACACCTTCGGGTGTTTGCTCAACATCCGTCCGGGCATGAGCTGCAAGAAGATCTTCTTCCATCTGCTGGGCGGAGAGAAGGTTCTTAGAGTAGGCGAGAACCTTTCTCTGGTTATGAGGAGACAACTGATTGCAGATTTCTATGATTTCCTTGCACTGAGCAGAGACGGAAGAGTTCTGAACAGATTCTGCTTTATAGGGAGTTCTTTCCATAGGAACGTCAAAACCCATAAGCCATGCTTCACTTACGTTCAATGCATTTCCTAGAATAAAAAGCTTTTCTTGGTTAGGCTCTGTTTTTCCAGAACAGTATTGACTTATATCTGACTTATTCATTTTTACATTATACTTTTGACAATATGGAACAGTCAGATTAAGAATATCAACTTGCCGAAGTCCTCGCATATTCATTATTGTTTTTAAACGAATTGCAGTGTTTTCTTTCTTCATAATGTTCTCCTTTTCGTAATTGAAATATAACACATATTATACAAAAGTTCAATAATAAAAACCTAAAAGTTAAAAAAATTGAATTTTATGTTGGCAGAAAATGGACGACGTGATATTACACAGATAATTCAAAAGCTTGAACCGGAAAGGAGGTATCAAGTTGGCATTCGATTATAACAAGCTACGAGGAAGAATCGTGGAGATTTTTAACACTCAGTCGAACTTCGCAAGTGCAATGGGATGGTCGGAGCGCATATTGGCACTAAAGATGAATGGAATGTGTTCATGGAAGCAGATAGATATTTGTAAAGCAATACAGTTGTTGAAACTTACTATTGAGGACATTCCGATCGTATGTACTCGGGTAGGTCACTACTCTGTACTTACAGGATAAGAGCATATGAGAGGAGAGTCAACGAAAGTCGTTCGACAAACTGCTTAAATTTGTATAAACAGTAACCTATACATATCATTTCCCATACCATAAAGAAGAGGTGAGGAAGATGTCAGAATTAAAACTGGTAACAAGAAATATCCGTATTAATGGAATTCAGCATAAAGCCAGTGATATGTCAGAAGAAGAAATCAAATGCCTGCTCATCCAGAGACAGGATATAATTCTTCTGAATATGAATTACGAAAGAAAAGCCGCCGGTTAAGGCGGAGAAAGGAGGAACATATTAAGGTTGCGAATCATAGAATAGAAGACCTGGAAAGAAAAGGAGAATGATCATGGAACAGATCACAAACTATGTAAAACCGGAACTCATCGTAGTAGCTATTGCCTTATATTTCGTAGGAATGGCACTCAAACAGGCACAGGCAGTAAAGGATAAGTACATCCCGCTTATCCTTGGCGGAATCAGCATTGCAATCTGCGCGATCTATGTGTTTGCCACCTGCACCTGCGGTACCGGACAGGATATTGCAATGGCAATTTTTACAGCGATTACACAGGGAATACTGATTGCTGGTCTTTCTACATACGTGAACCAGATTGTAAAACAGGCAAATAAAGACGAATAAGGGATGAGAAACCATCCCTTTTCGCTCTATGAAAGGAGACGGACATGGAAATAAGAGGAATTGATGTATCTGCCTGGCAAGGGAAAATTGACTGGAAAACAGTTGCTGATTACGGCATGGGGTTCGCAATCCTGCGGATTACAGAAGCGGGAAACGTGATAGATAGCTACTTTGAGCAGAACTTCTCTGAATGCCGGAAATACAATATCCCGGTTGGGGCATATAAGTATTCTTATGCCATGACAGTTGCGGAGATACAGAGCGAAGCCAGAAAAGTAGTGGAAGTTCTGAACGGGCGAAAACTGCAGTATCCGGTCTGGCTGGATCTGGAATGGAATAATCAGAGAAGCCTCGGAGCTGAACAGATCCATAAATTGGCAGAAGCATTCGAAAAGATTATCACGGCAGCGGGATATAAATTTGGTATTTATTGCAATGTGGATTGGTACCTGAATGTAATTTGTAGCCATCTGAAAAAATACGATTTCTGGATTGCACGTTATCCGGCATCAGATAACGGTACTTTACAGGAACGACTCCGGCCGGACTTTGGTGTGGGCTGGCAGTATTCCAGTAAAGCAAAGATACCTGGCATCAGCGGAACTGTAGATAGAAATATATTTTACAAAGATTATAACGAAGCAAAAGATATAAAAAAGGAAAACGCAGTCATGACAAAGAGTGAAGCTATCAACGTAGTTCTGGGAATTGCAGAAGAAGAGATCGGGTACCTGGAAAAGAAAAATAACAGTAAGCTTGACAGCAAGACTGGAAATGCCGGATCAGCAAACTATACAAAATATTGGAGAGATATAAAACCATCCTATCAGGGGCAGCCCTGGTGCGCAGCGTTTATCTCTTGGTGTTTCATGAAAGCTTTTGGTCTGGATAATGCAAAGAAACTCTTAAAACACTGGCCGTATGTATACTGCCCAACCTTAGGCGTCTTATTTGTAAAAAATGCCAATCCAAAAGTTGGAGATATTGTTATCTTTAAACATGGCGGTACCTTTACCCATACCGGCTTTGTAACAAAAGTAGCCGGAGACAGGTTCTGGACGATTGAGGGAAATACTTCCGGAGCATCCGGTATCGTGGCAAATGGTGGCGGGGTCTGCCAGAAGAGTTATTACAACAGTAACCTTCCAGGGACAAAATTCTGTACACCGGACTATTCAATTGTTTTATCTGCAGATAAAGATGAAACAGACAAGACAACAAACCCAGAAGGAGGCAGCTACATGTTTAACCCAGAGACAGTAAAAGCAGGAGACAAAAATACATCTGTGCTTCTCTTACAGGAAATATTAAGAGCCAGAGGCTTTAAAGGCAAAAACGGCAAAGCCCTGAAACTTACATGGACAGCAGATGTAAACACGATTTACGCTCTGAAAGCTTATCAGGAATCCAGAAAAGAAGTTTTGGAAGTGGATGGTATTTGCGGATCTGCTACTTGGAAAGACTTACTTGCGATTTAAAGTAAATATAAATAAAAAAAAGAGTATGGGTACAATGAGTACCCTTACCCATAAGATATTGTATCAGCTTCATTGCTTCTTATATATTATAGGGTATTACACTATGGGCCACCGTACTGGCTCATGATATACTGTGCAATTTTGGCATTGGGTTGTGTGATATTGATCGGATATTGAAGCCTTTTTTCATAATTCCACATAAATTATCTGCACGCTCCTTCCTTTTCCCATGGGAATGGCTGTTCCATCCATTTCCAGATGGATTCTCCGGTCTGATCTGTAATGTCAATAATCAGGGGACCATATGCTTCGGCGTATTCTTTTAATAGCTTTTTTCGTTCCTGCACAAGTTCGTGACAGTAAGTCAGAGCCTTTTCATCACAGGGATGTGTGTCAAGGTACAGAGTCATATCATTGACTGCGAAACTGACCTGATCGATACGGTTTAATAACTGTTTTTGGGAGCAATCTGTTTTCATCTTCGAATACCTCTCTTTCCACAAAATGGTTTGCATAACTGTGGGAAAATGGTTCCTGCATTTAATGCATACTGCAGTGGGAAATTCTCTGTAAACTTCTGGCAGGGAACATATGCCATTGCAGGTTCCAGATACTGAAGATGCGAAAACATTTTATGTTTTTTTTCTTTGACACCCGGTATAGTACAGCTACAGTCTGTCGTGTTTCTGACAGAGCATTCGGAACTGTTCATATTTCTATTTGAAGGCTGAGGCATATTCATACCGCAGGTACGGTTATAAGGGCGGTTGCCGGAACATCCCATCCGATAATTTTCCATATATAATTCCCTTCTCTGAAAACTGTTTACATTATATTTTATGTCATGCTCATAAAACCGTGCTCATACAAGTCGAAATTTCATTGCCATAGTGAAGA